GCGCCCTTGGTGTTGGCCGTCAATGACCTCTAGGGTCAGTTGCAGATAACTACCCGTCTGCGCCTTGGTAGGCTTTTCTTCAGACGTGGTGATAACCGCCTTATACCAGCCGGCGGGCAGGGGTTCCATCACGACCGAAGGGTCAACTTGGTTGGCGTCAAAGCCGTTGAATTGCATCGTTTTCTCTCCTTACTTCGCTGCAAATTTTTCGAAAGGGTTCCCGGTCTCGAACGTGAACGGCAGTGCGGCAGTGATCCCGAGGCGGTTCTTTGAGACGTTGGAGGCAACCGGGTGGCAGATGATTTCCCGCTCTCCGGTGCTGATCGCGCGCTTTTTGTCGCCGTCGCCGCGCGTGAATGTCTTGAGGCGGATAAAGCCCACAAGGTCCACGTTGTCGGTGTAATGCGGCAAGGATTTCTTGTGCATCCGCACCGTGTAACGGGCATAGGCATCCATGTCCGGCAGGTCCAAAGTCTCGGTGTCGGCGTGACCGATGAACACCACGTTCATGCCCTTTTCATAGGCAAGCGCGCCGATCCACTCACGCACCTGCCGGTGCTTTTCGGCGGCAGCCGCATAGCCTGCACCGTAACCGCCGCCGGCTTGGTTGATGCTCTTTGCCTTGGCATCCGCTGCAACAATCTCGGCCTCAATCATCGTGGCAAGCTGCGTGATGCTGTCCAACACCACCGTCTTAAACCCGTGTTCCTGCGTGGCCAAAGCCTCGATCTGGTCCAGCACCTCTTTGGTGCTGGTGGCCACATCGAACAGAGCAACATCGTCATTCCCGATCAGGCTCATGGTGCCATCTTCGGTACGGATGAACACCGGGTTCGGCATCATCGCGGCAAGCGTGGTCTTTCCAAGCCCAGCCTCTCCAAAGATCGTCATAATAATTGGCCTGTCGCCCTTTGGCTTTGACAGGCTTTTCAGATCAATTGCCATGTTGCGCGACCTCCCCGCTTTTGGCTGCCAAAACGCCAACCATCTGCTCTTTCGTTAAGCAGTCCAGAATTGCGGCCTGCGTTCCCGCGTTTGTCAGGTCCACGTTCTCAACCGCAGACATCGGGATGTCGAATGTTCCCAAGTGACTAATCGTCAGTTGGTATTGGATTTCCTCATTGTCAGTCATCACACCTCCTCCACTTTCACGCCGACCTTGCCCGGCTTGGTTTCAAACGCGGGCGCGATCTTGCGCCACGTCTTGGCATCGTTCGTCGCCAGCCATTTGCAGCCGGTGGCGTCCGCCTCTAGCTTCACCTTCACCGGAGCCATTTCCGGCGAGATGTGCTGCTTGACCTTCTCCCAGACAACGGCGTCCAGCTTGCGCGTCACCGGCTGGGTGAGCGTGACCTTGAAACCGTCAATCTTGTGGGTCTTGCTTCCTTCGTCGGGGACATCCAGCGCCTGCGCCAGTTCTTCCTCGATCTTGATGCGGGCCGCGTTGGCCGCATTTTCTGCGCGTTTGGCGTCAAGCCAGTCACGCGCAAGTGCTTGCACGTTGGTCATTTCGAACCTCTCTTTTTCACATCCAACACCGACACACTTGCAGAAACTTTCAACATGTGCAAGATGTTTTTTACGATCTCAAAAAAGATGGCAAAAATGCTAGAACTGCACAAGATACAGGAGATGCTTAAGGATCGGCGACTAACTGTTGTGGCCGAGCGATGCGGGCTGTCTTATCCGACCGTCAAGCACGTTGCTGATGGTGGAAAAAACGTCACGCTCGCAACCTTAACCAAGCTGTCAGATTACCTGAAAGGCGAAGTCAATGAGTGATGCAGCTTCATTTGCGCGGCGCTACACGTCAGAACTTGGCTGGTTTCTGGTTGCCATGCCGGCAGGCACAAAGGGTCCAACGTCTTTCGGCTGGCAACAGCCTGAGCGCGCAATCTCTGACCCGGCAAAGGCTGATGCGTATTTTACCGCCAACCCGTCGCACAACATGGGCCTGCTGCATGGCCCGTCCGGTACCTGCGCCCTTGATGTGGACAACGTGGCGCACACGCGCCTGATCTTTGAGGCACTGGGCATTGATTATGATGCAATCATCGCCTCCGCCCCAAAGATCGTCGGCCGTCCTGACCGCGGCAAGGTGCTTTTCCGCGCGCCAGAAGGGCTGAAAACCCACAAGATTAGTTGGCCTGTGGAAGGCGATCCACGCCGAACTGAGGTCGTGTTTGAATTGCGCGCCGGCGCTGTTCAGGACGTTCTCCCGCCATCAATCCATCCTGACACGGGCAATCCATACACCTGGGCCGGGCCGAGCGTCTTTGATGGCCTGCCCGAGATCCCCGCGCCGCTTCTCCTCCTCTGGACCGAGTGGGACCGCTTCCGGCCGCAGCTTCAGCAAATTTGTCCTTGGGCTGCGACCAAGGAATTCCAACCGCCACGCAAGCCTCGCGCGCCCAGCGAGCGCACCAGCGTCATTGACGCCTTCAACGATGCCCACGACATGCACGAGTTGCTTGTGCGCTATGGCTACCGCCCAACAGCGCGGGGCCGCTATCTGTCACCCAACAGCAAGAGCAAGCTTGCCGGAGTTGTTCTCTTTGACGACGGCCGGGCCTACAGCCACCACGCTTCCGATCCGTTCGACAGCGCCCACACCTTCGACGCCTTTGAACTCTGGTCCTATTATGAGCATGGCGGCGACATCACCAAAGCCGTCAAGGACGCCGCAAACTTTCTCAACGTCTCGTCCGACCCGGTGCATGATTACGAGCCTGAGAAGATCGAGCACGGCCGCAAGGTCGCAGCCCAAATCCTCGCCAAGCCCAAAGAAGCGGCCGGCCCCCTGTCTGACATCCCGGAGCATCTGCTTGGTATTCCCGGCGTGCTGCAAGAGGCCGTCCACTACTACAACACCACCGCCCCGAAAGAGCAGCCGCAGTTTGCGGTGCAAGCCGCCCTTGCCTTTGGATCGGTCGTCATGGGCCGCCGCTGGGTCACCGACCAATCGAACATGTCCGGGCTTTATTTCGTCAACGTCGGCAAGTCGGCCGCCGGCAAGGAGCACGCCAAGACTGTTCTTGAACGCCTGCTTGAGGCGGCCAAGCTGGAATATCTGATTGGCCCGAGCGGTTACACCAGCGCCAGCGGTGTATTCTCTGCCCTCGTCTCGCAGCCCACGCACCTCAGCATCATAGACGAACTCGGCCGTGTGCTTCAGACCGCTCAGGCCGCCGGCAACCACCACAAGACCGACGCCCAGACGATCCTGATGGAAGTGTTCGGCCGCCAGACCAGCACGCTTCGCCCGCAAGGCTATTCCAAGATGGGCATCACGGAAAAGCAGGCAAAGGAACTCGATAAGGTGGTGCGTTGCCCTAGCCTGACCCTTATGAGCATGACAACGCCCAGCACGCTCTATGACAACCTGTCCAGCCGCTACGTCACAGACGGCTTCCTTGGCCGCTTTGTCATCGTTGAAAGCTACATCGGCCGCCAGCCGTCGCGCATTGTTCGCAGCATTGATCCGGGCGAGCGGCTTTGTGAGTGGGCGCAAGAGTGCGCGGCCGCATCCGATGGAAACTTTGGGCCGGGCGAGACGTTCGACATCGCTCCGTCGCCAATCACAATTCCTTTTGCGGCAGAGTGCCACGACCTGCTTCGCGCCTGCGACATCGACCTCCTTCGCAAGATGGACGAGCATGAGCGGTATGGCTTGGAAGCTATGTTCGGCCGCACAAAAGAAATTGCACAGCGCCTCGCCCTTATCGTCGCCAGATCGCGCCGCGAAGAACAGGTGAGCGCCACAAGCCTTGAGTGGGCCATAGACTACGCGACCTTCTATTCAGGCCGCGCTGTGGCCGCGCTTCGAAAGTCCCTCGCTGACGGGCCGTTTGAAGCAGCGTGCAAGGCCGTCTTTGCCAAGATCGAGGCGGCCGGCCTTCGCGGGTGTACGGCCAGCGAGTTGTCAGAAAACGTCCGGTCCTTTGCGAACCTTGAGCCGCGCAAGCGGCAAGAGGTTTTGGATGCGCTGGTGCAAGACAAAGGCATTGCGTGCCGCAATGTGAACGAAGGCCAGAAGGGGCGGCCTCGCATGGCTTGGTTCGTGCCTGCCGAATAACTCGGACATTTATCCGGAAGGCTTAATCAGGGCTTAAGGCCCTGATTTTTTTTGACTTTTTGATTTATCCCATTTCTTCCTATTATTCGGACACATCCGAACAGACAAGACACCACTAAGAACAGAATGGGAGGGGGTGGGGGAAGAAGTGTATATATATACCCCCCATCCCCCCCCCTTTACTATTCTCCTAAGAAAACAAGAGGTTAACGATTGCGATTTCTTCGGACAGGTGGTGTCCGAATAATTGGGAATAAATGCCGGGATAATGTCTTGTTGATCGGCTGGTAGTCTTCAGCTACACTCTCCGCACTCCCAAGTTGGAACACGCCTTGACTTGCCCAGCCGCCCCTCCTCGGCTGGGCCTTTCTTTTGCCGCAAGCCTGCTGTATGATTTGTTCTCAATACTCCACCGGGCAAAAAGCACGAGAGCGAAGAGCGACAACATGACAAGCCAGCCAGAATTTCCGATCTATAAAACAGTCCCCGTCGCAGAACTGATCCCATACGCCCGAAACAGCCGCACGCATTCGCCGCAACAGGTGGACAAGATCGCCGCCAGCATCCGCGAATTCGGCTTTCTCAACCCCATCATCGTGGACGGCCAGAACGGCATCGTCGCAGGCCACGGGCGCGTCATGGCCGCCCAAAAGCTGGGCCTCGCCTCGCTGCCCGTCATTGAAGCCGCTCACCTGACCGAAGCCCAAAAGCGAGCCTACGTCATCGCCGACAACCGCCTTGCGCTCGATGCCGGGTGGGACAACGACATGCTGAAGATCGAATTGCAGGACTTGGACGCCGAGGGCTTTGACCTGAGCCTGACGGGCTTTAATCCCGACGAGATCGGCAACTTCTTGGCCGAGCCGACCGCTGGTCTGACCGACGAGGACGCGGTTCCAGAGGTGCCTGCGGTTCCAGTGACCGTCGAGGGCGATGTCTGGGTGCTTGGGCGGCACAGGCTGATGTGCGGGGATAGCACCAGCATTGACGCTGTGGAGCGGCTCATGGATGGGTCTGTTCCGAATGCGATAATCACTGACCCGCCTTATGGCATTGGCATAGACGGGCAAAAGAAGTCTGTCAGCGCAAATCCAAAGCACAACAGGAAGCACCACGAAAAAAAGGGATGGGATGCTGAACGACCTGACGCATCAATCTTTGGCTACATCGTTGCGCTTGGTGTCCCGGCTGTCATATGGGGCGGGAACTATTTCGCGGACCTTCTGCCCGCCACTCGCGGGTGGCTTTACTGGAGCAAGGGCCAAGATGGCCTCACCATGAGCGACGGCGAACTCGCATGGACAACTGAGGACAAGCCGCTTCGTAGCAAGACGGTCAACAGATCGGCGCTAAAGGGCAGCGTTCACCCTACGCAAAAGCCAGTTGAGGTCATCGAATTTTCTGCTAAATATTTGTCAGTTCCTCAGAAAGGTGCGGTCCTTGATCTGTTTTCCGGCAGTGGCACTCTTGGAATTGTGTGCGAGAAAACTGATCGTCGCGCTTACATGATGGAGCGTGATGGTGGTTACTGCGACGTAATCATCAAACGCTGGCAGGACTTCACCGGGCAAGAGGCAACGCTTGAAGGATCTGGCGAGACGTTCAACGCGCTGGCAACCAAGAGGATTGCAGCATGAGCCGCCGCCCGCATGAACCAACCAAGGAAAGCCGCCAGCTTGTCCAGCTTCACGCAACCATCGGCACGCCGCAAAAGGTGATCGCCGACATCTTGGACATTGATGACAAAACGCTGACCAAATATTACCGGGCGGAACTAAACCAAGCGATGGCCCGCGCCAACGCCTCAGTCGGCGGTGCGCTGTTCAACAAGGCCACCAAGGGCGACACCGCCGCTATGATCTTCTGGATGAAAACCCGCGCAGGCTGGCGCGAAAAGCAAGAGATCGACATGACCAGCAACGGCGGCCCGCTCACGATCCAGTGGAAGAATGCCGACAATTGAAATCCCCTACCTGCCGCGCAAGCAGCTTTTGCCGTTCCACAATCGCAAGGAGCGGTTTGCCTGCATCGTGGCGCATCGCCGCTTCGGCAAGACGGTCGGCGCAATCAATGACCTAATCAAGTCGGCCATCACAACACCACGCGAGAACGTGCGCTGCGGCTATATCGCGCCATACTACAACCAAGCCAAAGCCATTAGCTGGGACTACATCAAGCAGTTTACCGCGCCGATCCCCGGCATGTCCTACAACGAAAGCGAACTGCGCGCAGACTTCCCGAACGGCGCACGCATCCGCCTGTTCGGCGCTGACAACTACGACGCCATGCGTGGCCTTTATTTCGATGACGTGGTGCTGGACGAACCCGCAGACTTCCCAGCCAACGCATGGCCCACAGTCATTCGCCCAGCACTGGCCGACCGGCAAGGCCGGGCAACCTTCATCGGCACGCCCAAAGGCAAGAACGAATTCTGGGAAATTTACGACAAGGCCACGCGCGATTCCAACTGGTTCTCGCTGGTGCTGCCCGCATCAGAAACGCGCATCATCCCGCAGATGGAACTCAACGACGCGCTCAAGACCATCGGCCCGGATCGCTACGACCAAGAATTCGAATGCAGCTTTGAAGCGGCCATCACCGGGGCATACTACGGCAAAGAGATGAAAGAGATGACGGCATCTGGCCGCATTCGCAACGTCCTGCATGAGCCGCAGATCGGCGTTGTTACGGCTTGGGACTTGGGCATGGACGACACCACGTCCATCGTGTTCGCCCAGTTCGTCGGCAACGAGGTTCGCATCATCGACCACATTGAGGACAGCGGCGTGGGCTTGGCTCATTACGCCCGCCTGCTGTCGGAAAAGCCCTACACCTACACCAGCCACATCCTGCCGCACGACGCCCGCGTGCGCGAGTTGGGCAGCGGCGTGTCGCGGATCGAAACCCTTGAGGGCCTCGGCATCCGCAACATCACCATCGCGCCAAACATCCCGATTGAGGACGGCATCCAAGCTGTTCGCAACGGTCTGGCCCGAACGTATATCCACGAGGAGCAT